CCTGATGCAAGTGTAATACCTGATCCAGAAACCGTTACCAATGTATAACTAGTAGTTACAGTTACGTCGATTACAGGTATTGCTAAATCCCCATCAGCATTGATCAAGAAATCACCTACCGTTCCTGTTGAGTTAGCTTTCAAGTTTCTAAAAACGTTGTAAGCTGCTGATGCAGAAGTGGCTGATGCTAAAAGATCATAGTTGCCGTCGGTGTTAGGTGTTATAGTTACGCCAGTAAGACTTACGCTTCTAAAACCTGTTGAATCTCCTGCATAATCTAGATCTGCTGCAATAGTAGCTTGATAAGATAAGAAATCGATAGTTTTTGGATTTACTCTTTCAAGTTCATGTCCAATCAAATCAACACCTTTGTCTACGCCATCGATAAGTTCACCTAAATCAAACATTGCTTTATTGACTGCGCAGAATAAACCAGTAGAAGGAGTATCTGCATTAACCAAATCTTCAATGAAAAGATTGTTACCGTTAAGATCTGTAAAACCAGGTATCAAACATCCTGTATAAAGTGCAACTAGACTTACTTGTGGTAAGTTGTTGAATTGCTCTACATAGGTATCTGAAGTATCAGTTACAGAAACTTTTCTTTTTAATCCGCTTTGCTTGTCAAAATATCTTGCAAACGTAGGATCCGATGTGAATCTTTCGTATGGATATGTTGCCGTTGCATCCGCACCGTAATTTCCTTGATAAAGAAGAACATCTACCATGAAATCAGAAATAAAACTTTCTGGGTTCAAGAAAGAAGGAACGTTCGCTGCACCATACCAATCTTGTGCTTTGACCTGAAATCCTTTGACATTTTCAGGAGCAGCTTTTCTTACCAATACGGTAACTTGCTTACTTCCGAGATTGACCAAGTTAAAAAGATCATTGAAAGGTGCATTTTCTGTTGCTCCGATATTCGTAAGGAACGAATCGGTGCTCGGGAACCAGAATTTATCCTGGTTGAAGTAGCCGGAATACAGAGCATCAGTAGTCAACCCTTGGTTGGCTTCTGTTGAACTCGTACTGAAAAGATATGATTCATCATAATCTCCAGTTCCGTCTGTTGCGTTATTTAATCTCCAAAGGTTTAATGCTAGGATAGGACCCCTTTCAAGCGCCGCTAAAGCACTTCTATGAAAGAAGCTGCCTTTTCTTTCGTCGACTCTGTTGATGTCGCCAAAAACTGCCTTGAAAAACGAAGTATCAGGGCAAAAAACGGGGGTGTTGAAAGGTCCTTTTCTAGAGAAACCGATGACGAGTCTCAGTTGCTCGGCGGGGATTGATACAGTTTGGCTTTTATCAAATTCCAATCTGTAAACGCCAGCCGATCTGAAAGCTGCTATTTGAGGACTCAATGCCATTTTTTAAATTTTTTTCTATATATCTTAGTTACAGTAAGAACTTTCAAAAGTAATTAGACCAGATCATAAATGTCAAAATAGAGGTTTCCTTCATCCTTTGATTTAGAAAGAGCATCATCCATTACATCTTGAATGCTCTTGTCTAATAGATCAAATTTCTCTTCTACGAAATCCGAAAAATCCGTAGTATGAAAGAATTCTGTGACATTGATGCTGGACATTACCAGATCATCATTACCTAGCTGGCCTTGATAGTTTCCGGATGGAGTCTTTCCAAAGCTAATGCTTTCTTCGATCGTTTCCTTATTGCTTATCATTAACCTGCCTATGTTTATGTATTTCTTAAAATTCTGGCAAAATATCGCCTTATTGTCAGATTTTAACCTTAAACCAAAACTTGAGGTTCTTGCATCATTTCGGTGTTTAAATTTAACCACCATTTCTTCGTCAAAATCGTTTCTCGATGGGAATATAGTTTGCAATCTTCTAATAAGCTCGGAGCCGAACATGTTCCACTCAATGACCATTTTTACGTTCTCGTTATTAAAAATGTCTACTGACAATGTATAGAGTATTTTACTAAAATCTTCAATTGAGTGTTGATTGCTTCTAAAAACTCCAACCTGCTTAAGACCAAAGAATTCCATGAAACTTCCAGGCGATTTTATTTTTTTAATGTCAGAAGATTCCATTGGCTGTACAGAGAAAATGTTAATTACTGAATAATCTCCGCCGTTGCCTTCTGCAAGATCCACTGAAAATGCCCAATAATTGCTTTCATTTTCTATATCGGAAATGTTAAAATCAGAAGACCATTTAAGATCTCGATAATTTACTTCTAAATCGTCAAGCTCAAAGAATTCATGGTGAACAAAATCTTTCTGTTTTTTCTGGAGTCGTTTAATAGCCTCAGGTCCTAATAATAAATTAGAACTTGCTATAAATTGATTACCATACTGTCTGTTAAACGCTTCTTCTGATCCTAAGTTGGCAACTTCTCTATGCATCCAATCTTCGTCACGACCTGGTACTTGCCACCAATCTACTCTAAATGGCTTGTATTCGCTTTTTCCTTGTACGGCAGTTCTGTAAATATTGTAAAATTTATTAAAACCGTTAGGTGTGCTAGTGATAATAACTCGAGACACTTTAGATGACGAAATTGTGGGATAAACGTTCTCATAGAAGATGTCCAAGAAACTAGGGTGAATATGGGCAAACTCATCCATGAATAGCATGTGGATAGTAAAACCAATCGCAGCTTTCTTTGTAGTGCTTTGACCTATAATACGACAACCATTATCAAATTTCATATTGAATACGTCATTCTTAACGATTCCTGGCTTCATAAAAAATGGCAAGTTATCGAGAATGACTTTTGCTTTATCAATAATTTCTCTAGTGGTAGCACCTTTGTTAGAAAGAATAAGTGCATTTCTATCAAAATTAAAAAGAACGTACCATGCAATATAGATTGAAGAACATATAGTTTTTCCTATTTGACGACTGGCTAGACATATAGAAAATCTGTTAGCTTTAAAATGCTCTAACATATCGAATTGATAATCTCTAAGTCCAATAGTTCTTAGACCTTCATCGGTCATTACCGTACAATAATTATTTGCAAAATAACAAATGTCAGCAGCACACTTTTTTATCTCTTCCATCTCATGGAGAGTATAATCAAATAAAATGTTACCTTTTCTTAAAAAAGGATTGCCTTCGTAAAAAGGAGAACCACCTTTAGGCTTATGTCCGTCATCCATAGCAGACATCAGGTGGTCTACTTTCTCAGTACTCCACGAAATTCTTTCCTCCAAATCACCTTTAGGGAGAGTAATTTCTACTTCGCTATTTTTATATTGTGCTGGCATTAAAGTCCAAATTCGTTATCGTCTTCATCGAAGTTTTCATCTGAATCTTCATCATCTTCATATTCTTCTTCACCGACTCTTTTTATTTTTGCACTCTCAAAAGGAGGTTCATACTCCATAAGATTTTTATTAGATTGATTATCAGCTGTATCTTCAGCTGTATCTAATTCTTCTTTTACATCTTCTTTTAAATCTGATTGTATGCTTCTCATCAATTCTTTAGTGCCTCTAGAACTGATCATTCCATTGTTAGATTTTTCAGCTGCTATTGCTTTGTATTGTGGCTTATAAACATCGATGTCTCGACTTAGTTTTTTCATGTTTTCCTCGGAAGCCATGAGATACATCGTTTGACTTTTAACAATGTCTAATAAAGTTTTTTGCAAACCACCTAGAACTTCAAACATTCTCGGATGCATTTCGCCGCTATCGATATTATCCAACATTGTGATTATCGCTCTTTCCGCAGTTTCCATTTGGAATATGAGAGCGCCTAGAGACATTTTATCGAGTTCTAATCTAGCATTAATGTATTCTTGTTCCTCAATAATATCTTGAGAAAGATAGAGCTTAAGAAGACCGTCCATGACCCGTTTAGCTTTTGCATAAGCTCCGGTTCTCATTGTTTCATAAGAAGTGATAGGTCTTCTATCTCTAAGATCGTCTAAATCTTCATTAGGTATTTCAACCTCATCTGGAAGATCATCATCTAATAATTCGCTGATGCTATTCCTTAAATTTTTCTTTGACATATAGTTCTGGTTGAGATATATCTATCTCGTTTTAAAAAAATGAATATTTTAATAAGTATGACATCTATCTTGGATTTGTTACGGTTGCTAATCTCAATTGAGGTGAAGCATTATCGATGATGTCAGCTAATTGATTGTCATCTACTACATATTGAGAAAGAACTAGCGATTGCAATTCAATTTCAATAGGCTTTACAAATACTCTTAAATTTGTTAAATGTGTATTGCATCCTAAGATTCTCCATTGGTGTCCGTCCGGAATGTCTATTTTAGATGTTAATGTTGTAGTTTGAGTATAAACATTACCAAGATCTGCTGTTCGGGTAGGATCGCTCAATCCTGTTTGTGATTGAGATTCCCATATAAAAAGGCTTAATTGATTAAAAGAATTTGACAAATTAACAACACCTGCATACCAGCGATCTTTAAGAAGCATGGCTTTTCCTCTAAGATCATAATAGAAATATTCTTCATTTATTTTAATAACAAAGAAATCTTGAGAGAACGTAATATGAAAATAATCCTCAGCACCTACCACATCAGCACCTGGATCATATACTAAAAATTTACAGCTTTCTTCTTTGAAAGCTTTTGGATTTTGTCTTAATCCGTCTGTAATAAAGTCTCGGCTAATCGTAAAATCGCCGTCTGTGACTTCAAGTACTTCAGAAACACCATCATAATCTATTGTTCCTGAAAGTACAATAAGATCACCTACATTAAGAGATGGTGTTTGTGCCGTAGTAACTACAACTTTATTGTTAACTGTTGACGAAGCTAAAGAAGTAATTTGCATGTTTGGAAAAACAGGTTTGACAAATCGAGGTCTAAACCAAAAGTTTATAGCTCGATCTTCTGTAGCCTGTATTCCATATTCGTATCTATAAGTCAGAGCTTCTAATCCAGTTGCAACTGTACTAAGATCGTAATAATTTTTTGCTACTATTGTCCAATTGTTGTAGAGTTTTTCTTCTTTGATTACGAGTCTCTTGTTTAAAACTCTTCTAATATAATCATTGGAGCCAGTGCCTACTCGTCTGTATTGATTAGGCTTAGCTGCTTGGATCTCTTCAGCTAAGGCTTCTTCTCCAAATTTAGAATCTAAGTCACTAATAAGAGACATTGTAGATTCTTCAATATTAACATCTGCAAATTTGAAATTTGTAGCTTGTTGATAAGTGGTAAGACCTACTCTCCAATAACTAGCAGAATACATGAAATCGTCAGGGTTTGCTATGCTGTTCACCTGGTACATTTTCCTCATAATTGGAAAATAGAGATAGTCTCCTTCAGCTGGATGAGTACCGCGACCAAATATTTTTTCAAATTCAGTTTTTACAATATGAATTTCAAAAGTATCTAGAGCATAGTCCATTCCTAGCGGATTAAATGCTATTTCTCTTGTAGGCAGAGCATTGTCAGGAACTAGAATTTTTACCTCTGCTTCTTCCATGACATTGAAGAGACTGTATTCTTTTAGGATAACATCTCGGCTTCTTTGATCAGCCTCAGTTTTATAATATTGGA